TGACTCCTATAAATAGTCCGTAGAATTCTTGCAGCTGTTGCATTTTGTTTTCACAATCGCCATTACATACCAAAGGCTCAAAAATGCACCTAGTTCTATGGTAATAATCCATAGTGTGATATGCGTGGGTTAAGAGCTGTGATATTGGGTAAAACTGTTTATCCATTATTGCCCCTTTCGTTAATGAAAGGTTAAATCAAAGGTCAGTCAAAACACGGCATTGAATTATAACGATTTGGTAACTATTTCCAAAGTTCGCCTTCGGCTATAAATGAGCCGTCTTTGTTAAATGACACAAGTTCAGGTTTAACTTGTCCGTCCTGTTCATACACAATTCCAAAACCTGCCGACCAATTGGCTATATTTTCTTTCAAATAACTCATTTTTTTAATGTCGCAAAGATGCCCAACCTCAACACCTGTAAGTGTAGTTTGGTTGCCCCCAAAGCCATAACTTTGGCGCAAAATTCCCTGACGATGCGTATGTGAGCAGATAACGGACTTGTTTGTTTTAATTGCAAGATTGAGAGCTGTAGCCCCAGCTTGGCTAAAAAGGCGATTTTCATCTCCGTGTGCCAAAAGCCAGCCTTTAGTAAATTCTTTTAATGATCTGTTGTAGGTAATGTTTATGTCTTTATCGTTGTAACCTAAAAGGTTTTCTATTTTAATTGCGTCAATTACGCTGAAGGCTGGGGCAAATTTTGACACGTATCTCTCAATACGTGCTGTGTGATTACTGCGTTGCATTATGAAAGGCTTACTGCGTCCAATAGCACTACGGAATTCTTTGAGCAAGCCCTTCAAACCTATTATATTCTTTTGTAACGAACCTTCAAACTCCAGGCTTGTTCCACGTGCATAAGTTGATATTGTTTGTGCATCGAGCTCATCTCCGACACACAATAATTTATCTGGTTTAACGTAATCTATATAATCAAGTAAAGAATCAACGTATTGCTTTTTAATATAAGGATATTGCAAATCTGAAATTACGACGTAACGTTTAATAGTTACCTCTTTCGTGTAGGTTTCTTACCTAACTGTGAGTTAATACTATCTATAGTACTACGAATTTTTGTGACCTCAATCTGTAGGCGTGTCACTTTATCATTTAATGAACTACCACCATTAGGAAACAATTGTGTTTTCATTTTAGTTATTTCAATTGTTACTTTTATAACAAAAACAAGAAGCGTTAACAGTAAACCAATAATGCCAATTAGTTCGTTTATCATTGTCCGTCGAACCACTCAGGATCGTAAAAGTCATCGTCGTCTTCTTCAGGTGACATTGTGAACTGATATTTTTCAGCTGCAAAATTAATCATTCCAAAGACTGAATGTTGTGGCATATCTGCGTTGGCTTGTATCTTTATAGTTTTTTTGCGTCCGTCAAAAACCTCTAATAAACAAACAAACCCTGTAATAAGTTTGCCGTCTTCGTGAGCTGTGTTAATCACTTTTACTAGCTCTGAAGCCATTACGTCTGGTAGTTCAATTGTTTGTTTTTTTGCTTTAGGTTTGCTCATATTCCAAATACCTTTCCGTTAAGGTCGCCTGCCTGTGTAAAGGATATATGCAAATGTGATACGTGAGGGTTAGACCCTTTGTAGACACGCCAAGCCCAATTTTGACGTGGTGAGGCTATTCGGTGCTGGTGAATAATGTAACTGATTCTTTTGTCGCCCTTGAGTGCTATCATCTTGATATCTTCGGCTAGTAGCCAAGATTCTTTAGATGAACCTTTAACAAGGTCTGAGTCAATATCTATAGCACGAACCCACCCGTTTTTATCTGGGTTATGGTCTGACTTACGTGCGCTGTGTGATAGGTCGCCTATCCAGCCGTCTGAGCGTTTATCTCGCTTAGGATATTTGGCGTTTATTTCTGAGCGTAATTGCTCAGCTGCTTTACTTAGTCTTACTTTTTTTAGCATTAGGGTTCATAGCTCCCATTGAAGCAGCTACGACAGCACCTAATACAGCTCTGTAATCAAGGGCAAAGTCTGTTGCTTGCCAAGCTGCTAAGAAAGCAATTGCAGCTAAAGATAGTTGTTTGTAATTAAAGGATTGCATTTAGTTCTGCCTCTGTTAGTCCTGCTACTTCTGCAAGTTTTTTAATGGCTTCTTCTCTTGCCTTTTGCTTAGCCTTATACTCCGTTTCAAGTAGTAATGCTTCTTGAGCAATTGCTTCTCTATCTGCCAAAAACGCTTCTTTATCTGCGCCAGTTAATTCAATAATTTGGTCATCTATACCAACCATAATTTTATTGGTTGAGGCCATAAGTAATAACCTTTCCTGAAATCGTACCCGCGCCTGCTAACAAAGTGTATCCAGTAAATGAAGTAGCAGATTTGTGATTAAAGTTCATTAATTCTGTTCGTACTCCATCTTCTGTTCTTAGTTGTGTGTTAAAGGATTGACCAACTGTGTTTTGTGCTAGAAAAGGAAAAGCTAAAGACATATCAACAATAGAAGTTGTAGTATTTGCTGTTGCACCATATTCAGAAATCTGCCAAAGACTTTGATTTGTGGCTCTTGCAGCAACAACACTTGTACTATCTATTTCTGTTCTTTCTCTGTTGTAAATACTTGAACTATTATCAGCACCAGAAACTCTTAGTCTAACATTCAAAGTTTGCAGGGCTGAACCAAAAACACTAATAAAAATTTTGTAGTAATCATAGGTTGCACTAAAAACATCGTTGATTGATTGACTGGCTACTCCAGAGAAAGAGGTAGTGTTTAATAAAACCATTCCAGCCTTTTTAGTACCAAGGGCTGTATTCATTGAAGTGTCAATAGCTGAACCAAGGGTTCTAATAGCTAGTGCGCCGTCTTTGACTAAATCTGTGTTATCAGGGGTAGTCCACCCATAATTAGTGGTAGTTGCCATTGTTCTAGTTTATCCTTTTCTTAAATAACGTCAAGCCACGTAGTTGTGCTGTCAAGGTTTTGCCATTGGGTTAATGGGTTGTAGTCTTCCCATTGTACATCAAGAGAGCTGTAGATTGAGTTAGAAATTGCTAGATCTAAATCAAGGCTGTTTTTTGATAATGTCCAAGTCCAGCCTTCACAAAAACCTTCAAACACTCCTGAGGTAATTATGCCTGTTGGAATGTTAGTTATTGCTACAAGTGTGTCCATTGAAACACCAAAGAATGAATTACGTACAGCATCAGTTATGTTCGGGTTAGATAGGTTCAATGAAACAGAGTCTAAGGACACTTTAGGTAAACCTCTAAGGGCAACTGTTCTAGCAGCTTGTTCTTGGGCATCAAGTTGTTCAGCCAAAATGGTTGGCACAATTTGTTGCAACAAACCATAAGTATTTATGCTTGTGTCATTCTCGGCTGCTTCTTCGGCAATTGGATCGTTGTATTGAATGACTACGCTGTTGATAATGTCTGCTGTTTGTAAACGTGTGGTAAAACCTGCGCTTGAAAGAATGTCAGCGTCAACGGCTATAGTGTTTGTTCCATAGTTAGTTGAACGTCTTTCAGCATCTGCATAACCAATAAGTCCGTCACCTGTTTCGTACAAATAACCCAAACCTGTTGTGGCTGTCACATCTGTTAATTCATTAGCTTGTTCAACTTGTGCTGAACGTGCTAGCACTTCATAGCGTCCATTGTCAATAACATCTATGCCTTGCACACCATAATCTTGCCAAGTTTCAAGTGCTGGTAAATCGTTCCAAGTCGTTAGATTACTCAAATCTTCCCAAGCTGTGTAAAGTGTTTCCTCAAGTATTCGTTCAATGCGTTGTCCGTCAAATTCTTGTGGGTAAGATACTGCGCCTGCGTAACGTTTAACAAGTAAACCAAGGAAACCTATAGCCTGCACTTGTACTGTGTTTGCATACTGATCATTTGCCCCAGCACCTTCAAGAGTGTTTTGGACACTTGAAACTTCACCTGTAAACAAATCAACAAACACATTATTTGTGTCTTTAACTTGAATATTTACTACGTCTAATAAGTTAATTGCTGGGCTTGTACCAGATAAGTTAATCAGTTCAAGATTACAATAACCTGGTTGTGTTGGTTCAAAAAAGTCATTACGTCCTGCTGTAATAGTTGCGTTACTTAAAACCTCATTAGTGTATTCAACACCAGCAATACGTATCTTAAATGTGGGTGTGTAAATCGTCATTGGTTATCTAAACCCAAAGTTAAATGGCTTTATTCCTGTCGTCTTTAACGCTGTGTTTTGTACTTTAGTAATTGTTCTAGCTGTGCCTTGTGGATCTACAGCACCTTTAACGTTGTTAACAATATTTACAACTGTTGATGCTGGTCTGTTGAATACAGAATTAGGGTTTGCTTGTGGTATTAAGGTTGGGTCAATTCTTCTTTGTGATTCTGATTCTGCAAAACGTTGGCTAAAATCAAGAAGCTGTTTAAATGGTCCAAGTACAGCATTTATTGCACCTAACAAACTATCTATTGCGTTAACCATAGTTGTTAGTAAATTAACAAATCTAACAAAACCTGAGTCAGCACTTGTTGCAACATCTAATTGTCCTGACAAACTGCCAAGACCTGAACCAAGATTACGTAAAGCCGTTCCAAGATTATAACCTGCGTTTTCGCCTTTATTTGTGGCTTCTTGAAACATTCCTAATGCTGGGACAACTGATTTCTTTTTACCTGTTAAGCCGTCAACAAGTCCTTGTAAAGCAGGTGCAAGAGTATCTGTTGCAAAGCGTGCAAACTTTTCAAGTAAAGGTAAAAGTGCTTGACCTAAACTTTCCTTTGCTTCATCAAGAGAAATTTTGATACGAGCCATACGTCCAGCAAAAGTGTTAGCTGCAACGTCTGCTTGTCCAGCAAAAGTTTCAGATAAAGCAATAACAGCTGCGTCAAAGTCTTTAGATTTAATAATGTTTTCGTCAAGTGGAACACCGATACGTTTTAATGCGCCTAGGTTGCCGTCATAGGCTTTACCAAGTGCTTCTGTAACTGTAGCAAGGTCTTTACCTGTACCAGCAGATATGTCAAGGGCTAATGTTTGTAGTTTTTGTGCTTTGGTTATGTCTTGTGTTGATCTAACAAGTCTGTCAAGGCTTGGACGAAGCTGGTCATCTGCGACACCTGTAGCTCTTGCTGTTTTGTCAATAAAATCTTCTGTAGCTGATATTTGTGCGTCTGTGGCTTTAGTTGTGTTCTTTAATGTTTGGGCAAGGCTTTTCATAGCCTTTTCGTCTTCTATAGCTGCTTTAACAGCGTCAATACCTATCTTGATAGCCATAGCACCTGCAGCTGCGCCAACGGCTGCAAAAGCCAAAGCACCAGCCTTCAATGCGCCACCAAGTTTGTCGCTAAAACTTCTTGTTTCTTTATCGGCTTTATCAAGACCTTCAATAAATTGTTTTGTGTCAGCAAGTAACGCAAGTTTTAATGATCTAATTTCAGCCATTATGCAGCTCTACTTTTCCACTCGTTAGCAATTTTTTCATATCCTTGTAGCCATTCTTTTACTATTATAGGCTGAAAACGTTCTAAAGCAATAAAGATGAACCAACCACGATTACCCCGACCTTTTGGAGTACTTCTGGGTGGGAATTGTTTATATTGTTTTGAACCAAATTCCGTACCAAACAATAATGTGCTTGCAGTTGCCCCAGAACGAGTAACTTTTCTAGTGCCACCTAAAGTAAAATTGGGTGCTTTATCAGATTTGTTAGTTTTTAACGATTTCATAATAGCGTCTGCTTGTGCAGGGTTTGGTGCATTGTAAGCATAAGCAGTAACAAATTTAGCTGCTCTTTCAGTTAAATCATTTGCTATTTTTTTCATATCGTTTTTGGCTATGTCGTCCATACGACCAAAAGTTGCAAGCAGTTTACGTAATTCGTAATCGTCTACTTTAACTCTAATTGTTTTATTTTTATTGCTACTTTTACCTGATACTGGATTAGCCATTATTGCGCTCGTTCAATATGTCGATTGCCGTAGCCCATATTTCGGGTTCTGCATTGAGCCAATAATCGGGTGTTATCCCAGTTGCTATTGCTAGTTCTACTGCTGTTCGCCCAAGACTTCGGGCTTGGTAAAATTTGCTGTCTCAAAATCAGAAGCTGCAATAGAGACAACTTTGTTTTTCCAAGTGTCAAAACTTTCAATCTTCTTTGTGACACGTTGTTGAATTTTGTGACCAAGGAATAAAAGTAATGAATTGCTTGGTGTGCTTTCTTCCATAAGAACTTTAACAATAGATCTGTTGTTATAAAGTTCTTTTTCTGCCATAGCAAGTTCGATAGGTCTTGTCCACTCATCAAACTTTTCACCTGTTTCTAATTCCCACGATATTTGTAACTTAAGCATTTTTAGTGCCCCTGTTCTTTAGTAGTTGTTAAGCTGTTAGGTCTTCTGTTGGAATTCCTACAACTTGTAGTGATACTGTACAAGTTTGTGCGTCTGCACCTGAAGCAGAAATACCAGGGTATTGTGGTAATACTGTTCCAGTTAAAGTCACACCTGTTGTTAGTGTTAACACAAAAGCAAGTGCTGTATCTGGTGCTGATTCGGTTGCGTCCCATAGAGCTTTGTATAAACTTCCCGGAACTGTTTTACCAGCGTCGTTTAGGAAAGTTAAATCTAAAGTAACGTTTGAATCTATGTATTTGTATGCTTTGCCTGCAAGTGTGTCAAAAGTTAAACGTTCTGTGTCAAAGTTAATAGCAGAGTCTAAAATTTGTTCGCTGTATGCGACAGTAGCAATAGTGAGCGTTAAGGAACGACCACTTAAAATTGTTGTTGCCATTTGTTGCCTTTCTTAGCCTGTGTAGGCTGTTTGTAGTTGGATTTCAGCAGCTAATAAATCTGTACTATTAGTTGCACGAATTCTAGGACTGCTAACACTTAGTATAACCCAAGATGTAGGCAATAGTCCTAAAATAGTTTCTATATCGTCTTCCAAGTTTTTTAATGCGCTTGGGTTTGAATACGTTGTGCTAACCACTTCTAAAGTTAGTCTGACGTACCAATTCTTTGTGTTACCTATAACCATTGGCTCAAGGTATGGATCTGAAGCCAAAATAAGAGCTGCTGGGGGAATAATGATTTCTGGGACGTGATCATAAGCTGTATAGTTCGTGTTTGATGTTATTGCTGTTTTAAGTGTGTTCCTAAGATCTGATAAAGCCATAGGTTAACCTACTTGACTATTAGAGTCTATATATTTGCTTATTAAACCTGTTATTTTGTACAAAAGTGTGCGACCCATACGATATGGGGCTGGGGTAAAGTCTAGGGCTTGTTGTGTGCCACCTACAGCTAATCTTGATTGAAATACGTCAATTGCTACTTGCAAAACAGCTTCTTCTATAGCTGCATTGCCATTGTATTGTGATAAATCGTTTTCGGCTGCAATACCGTTAGGTATAATGTTATAAAATTCTTTGTGGACTGGAACTGCTGCGTTTGTTATTTTAAAAGTGTAATCATCAACTATTGCTGAAATTGTTTTGTTGCCGTTTACGTGTGCTTCAACACCTGAAATAGCAACTGTTTGTCCTTCATAAAATTTGTGTGGTCTTGTTGTGTGAATTGTTGTTTCGGTTGCTATTGGGCAAGCGTGTCTGTCAATTCCAACTTTCCATTGAATAAGAAAATCACCAATAGCGTCTTCTGATGTGTCAATTATTGCTTCAAGAGCTGCGTCATTGTAAAGGGAAGATGAAACACCAAGGACAGCTCTTAACTGAGCTGCTGTTACTAACTCTGGCATTTCATTTCCTTTCGTTTAGGGTGAGGCTACCCACAGGGGCGAGAGTAGCCTCACGACTTAGTGGTTTATCAGGTTAAGTTAAACCAGTTTGCGCCAGCTGCAATTTTTGTTGCAAGTGCGCCGTAGCCGTAGTAGTTTACGTCTATTTGACCTGTGTTGATTACGTTGGTGCGTAGGCTCAAACGTGGGCTTTCGTACCAAGTGTATGCGTCTGGGTTTACAACAGCCATTGAATAGTCTGCTGTTCCTACTCCACCTGATCCGGTAAAGTTACGTGACACATACAAATCTAAACCAGCAACAGTTCCTCGTAATGATTGTGGGCTTACTGCGCCACCTGCATTGCTTGGTTGTGATGCTGTGTAGATTGGACGGCCTGCGTCGTTGTAGCCCATAATGTTACCCCATTGTTCAGGTGTAACAATAAGTGCGCGAGCAAATCCAAGTGATGCTGAATAAACAGCTGCTGCTGCTGATGACACGTAAGCAATTAAGCCTTCTTTGTCATTGTCTTGTGCTGTTGCGTTTAATGTTCCTGCTGCTTGCATTGCTGTACCAACAAATGAATCAGTTGCTTTAGCATATGCGTATTCCATTTGACGAACTAGTTCATCAAAAAATACTGGTGAAGAACGATCTAATAATTCAACTGACAATGTTTGTTGTCCACCAAATTTTTTAACTGCAACTGATACGAATGATGAAGCTGTATCTGTTTCTGATAGAGCTGCTGCTTCGTCTGCTTGTGCAACTGTTGGTGCTGTTGTAATTTTAGGAATTTCAAAAGACATACCTGATGTTGGTAATGTTCCTCTTGAAATAGCGTCAATAATTCCACGATCAGCATTTGCAATTCCGTTAATTACTTCGGTTGATTGTGGTGTTGGAATAAAGGCTGCGTTATTACCTGTGGTATCAGCTGCCATTACGTATTGACGTGAATCTTCGTTTCCAAGGGCTGCACGAATGTTGTGTTCTAAGTATGAACCCTTTGAAACAATTGGGCTTCTTGGTGCTGTGAAGATTACAGGACGCGCGTTGCGTTCTTGGGCTTCAACAGCTGGGGCTGCAACAACTTCTGCTGCAACTTCCTCTACTACTTCTGGGGTAACTTCGTTTGACACGATAGTTTCCTCGCTTTCTGTTGGTTGTGAAATATCTGCGCTTGCAGCTACTTCGGTTATTTGGGCATATTCGCCAAATGCTGGGAATGTTACGTGTGAAACTTCTCTAAGAGTTGCTTCATTAACAATTACTTGTTCACCTTTGGTGACATAGTCGTCAATCATTGCGCCTACGCTAAATCCAGTTCTTAAACCTTCTTGTGCTTCGGCTAATGCGTCGTCTCCTGCATTGGTTCTTGCGATTTTGAATGTTCCGACAATTCCTTTGTCGTCTTCTTCATATCTTGATAATTTTCCTATTGGTCTAGTCATATCGTGCTCGGTAAAAAGTTTAATACCTTCACCAATCTTTAATGAGCCTTGTTGAAATACAACATCACCCATATTTGTGTGTCCTACTTGACCAAAGGGAACAATAACGCCAGTCAATTCACGTTTTGATGAATTAGCTGCGATAATGTCGGTTGAGAATTTAATAAAATTATTCATTTATCAAATCTTCCCTTTCTCTTGCTTCCTCTACTGTCATTACACCAAGAGGAATAAGTTTTTGATATATGTCAGCGCGTTCTATAGCACTTGGGCTGTAAAATTCTTCTAAATCAAATTTTACTATAGATCCACGTGGCGTAATATCGTTGTCGCTTAATCTTTGTGTAATACAAGTCATTAAAGGTTTTAATGACAAATCTATTAGGCTTCTTCTTTCAGCTGTAACGTTTGAGTAAGTCATTGACCCACCTGCGTTACCACCTACGTAGTATTCAGGTAAATTACAAGCCCGACTTATCTCGGAAGCCATATATTGACGGGCAGCGTTTAAGGTCAGTTGCTCTGGGCTAAAACCTATGCTTTGAAAATCAATTGTGTCGTTAACAAAAGCTGTGCCACGTGTTTGTCGTGCTTCTTTCCAAGAATTAAGTAGGGCTGTAACTCTTTCAGCAGGCATTGGCAAGTTAGATTTTAACACAACATTAGGTGTTGGTTCGTCGGCAAATCTTTTAACTGCTTTTTCTAATGCTAGTGCTGTAAGTATTGTTGTTCCTGCTCTTACAAGTAATCCTTCGTCATATCCTGTAAATGGTATAAGTGAACCTAGTCCGTTTTCTGGTACTCGGTTTCCGTCAACGCTGTAATATCTTACGTTGTGTCCAAGTGCGTCAAGTGTTCTTGTTACACGGCTTACTGAAATCCATTCTGCTGACAAAGGTCGTCCGTCTGTGCCAAGTTCAAGTATTCGCATATAACCTTGACCTGTAAATAAAATGTCCTCTGCCAAAAATGTGTAAACAGATTGTCCAGTCATACGAGGGTCGGGTTGCCTAATAAAAGGTGGGGTCGGAACTTTGCTGTTGTTTGATTCGCGTCTAACTTCTAATGGTAATGATCCGATAGTTGCACAAATAATATTTCTAGCTCTTGCAACGGCTGGTACTTGCATAGCTTGTGCTCTGCTTACAGAAGACAAACCAAAATAGTCAAAAGGTTGGGCATATTGCTGATAGTTGTAAGGTGCAACAGCTGCATCAACTTTGTTTACGTCGTCTTGTGGTGTGACACCAAGTAGATTTTGAAAGAAGCCCATAACTTCTAATTCTTTACCAAATTGTTATAATAGTCAAGCATCAAGCCACTACAATGTCCTGATTAACTGACCTTGTGCCGTACTGTTCGGCTTTGTGTATTGCCAAAATCATACTTATTGCAGCTGTGGATACTTTGCGTCTCATTACGTACCAAGCACCTGAGTCGTTTGTTTTCTTTGTGCAAGTGTTTACGCTACTTGTTAATTCTGGTTGGTTTGAGTGAGCTAGTCGTCCACCTGACATAGCACTTAAGACTTGGTCACAAGCTGTGAAATAGTCTGCGCCTTTAATTAGGTTAGCGTTTATGCCTGCTTGTCTTAGTTTGGCTACTACTGAATCACCTGTGAACCTGTTTGCTATGACTTCTTCAGCGTTGTAATGTTTTGCCCATTCGGCTATACGGCTTGCTATCTGTAAATCATCTATTGGGTTATCTTGATCCACGTATTCCATTAAACCAACGGCTATAGATTTATCTTTGAGCATTTGTGCACCTGTTAAAGCCCAACTGTTTCGCTCTGGACTTATTTCAACACCAAGCCAAGTAGGTCTGTCAGGGACAAGTGTTAGATTAGGTTGCATACAAGAATTCCACGCACCTTGTTCCCAAGCACTGTTCATTGTTTCAACCCATTGGCATAAAACTTCTGTTTGAAATATTTCTGCTGGGTCACTTAGCCTGGCTTTAATTGCTTCTAGCTGTACTGTTCGACCAAGGGCAGGGTTTGCTTCTTGCCAGCCTTCTATGTCTGCAAGTTTTCTATCAGGTCTTGCTGACCATTCCATATACAAGATGTCTTCGTCTGTATCTTTTTCTATTTTGTCAAGTGCTCGTTGACGTAACGCATTGAGCACCACACTGTAATGATCTCCAGCGTTACTGATGCCCCAAAATTGTGGGTTAGGTCTTGCGTTCATTGTAAACGCTAAAGCTGCGTAGGCATCAAAGGTTTTATGTTGTCTTACCTCGTCCAAATAAACTGTGTCAGCTGATAAACCTCTTGCCCCACCTGCCGTTGGTGCTATAATTTTGTAACGCATACCATTTTTTAATTCTACTTCTTCACGACCATTAGCACGTGTTATATGTTTAACCTTTTTGCGTAACCAATCAAAATTTTCTATAGTTTCAATAACTTTTCTAAATGTCTCTAACGATAAGTCACGTGTTTGTGCTGTTGCTATCTGTAATCTCTCGTCCCAAATATAAAGACCCGACAATATTCTCATTCGCATAAGATGAGTCTTACCTTGTTGCCTTGCACAGATCGCTAACACATTTCGGTGCGCCCAAGTGTGGTTATCTTTTATTTTAGATGCTTCATCAATCAGGTATTGTTGCCAAGGAAGCAACGGCATACCAATTTGCTCAGCGAACTCAGCAACCTCGTTACCTCTAGTTGGGTGAGCTAGTGGTGTGGTCTGTATTCTCGGGGTTGAGTTTCCTAATATCATCTAAAGGGTCTTCACCCTCTAACACTTCGGGTTTTTCTTTTCGTCCAAACAAGCTAAGCCCGTACTTGTCCAATATTTGTTGTAACTGTCCACTAAGTTTTCCAAGCTCTGTAGCAGTGAGGCTCGCATTGTCCAAATATCCAGCAAGATTGTAAGCCATAGCAATACCAGCAAGATCCAAATCATTTATAATTCCTTTACGCGTAGCTTCTGTAATTGCAAGATCTAACGCAGGAAGAATTCTTGCCCTTTTATCTTCTTTAGTCATTATACCTCTCTTTTAGGTTCTTCAAACGGACTTTTAAGACCTTTTGGGGAGAAAGACATA